GTTACGGACCTCAGTCACTGACAGGCAGGTTCCAGTGCGCTCTTCCGTACATCGCCGACAACGGTCGTACGTTCATCTTACTGCTGATCAGCGGAAACGTGTGGTTGTATGACACGGAGCAAAAAAATGCTCAGAACCTGACCGTTTCACCTGATCTGGAGAACCCGTCGAATCTGCTCGATGGATGGATGGTTCAGGCTGAGAACTTCGTTGTCATTCAGGACGGATTCAGCAGGCCGCTGATTTTCAACGGAACAAATCTGCGCCGTGCTGCGGACGACGAAATCAAGTGCGGCAGAATGATGGCCTACGTCAATGGCCGCATCTGGTACGCGCTTCCGAATGGGTTTTCTTTCCGTGCGACTGACATCGTTTATGGAGATGGAACGCGAGCCAGTGTTCTCAAGGAAACCGAGAACACCTTCCTCAATGAAGGCGGTGACTTTGCGGTTCCGTCGGATTCAGGGGGCATCACGGCAATGGCCGTCCCAGGAAATCCGGATACGTCGCTTGGACAAGGCCCACTTCTCGTCTTCACGCCGCGATACGTTTTCAGCGTAAATGCACCTGTTGATCGTGATGTTTGGAAGAATCTGAACTATCCGATTCAGGCCATCAGCTTGCTGACCAGCGGCGCACTTGGCTCTCGGTCGGCCATCACTGTCAATGGCGATGTTTTCTATCGGTCAGTTGATGGCGTTCGCTCGTTTATCATTGCTCGCCGTTCGTTCAACGATTGGGGAAATACACCCATCAGCAATGAAATCCTTAACATTACCGACAACGATCAGGCGAACCTGCTGTGGGCCAGCTCTGCCGTCGTGTTTGACAATCGGTTGCTGATGACTGGACAGCCTCGGTACAGGGCTGATGGAGTCACGCATCAAGCGTTGATGGTTCTCGATTTCGACTTGATTACGTCCTTGCGTAAGAAGTTTCCGCCCGCCTGGGCTGGAATTTGGACCGGATTGAACGTGTTGCAGCTCGTTAAAACTGAGAACGCTTACGGAGACGCTTGTTTTGCGATTGCTCGCGGATCGGATGGTTCAATTCAGATTTGGGAAATCACCAAGTCTAACAAGTTTGACTCAAATCTGTCCGATCCTAAAAAAGAAATTGAGTGGCTGGTTCAGACTCGCGCTTACAATTTTGAACTTCCATTCGGACTGAAAAAACTTGATTCAGGCGACATCTTTATCGATTCGCTAAGCGGATCAGCGGCATTTTACGTCCAATATCGCCCAGATCAATATCCCGGCTGGCTTGAATGGGCCGATTGGACTGAGTGCGCGATTGTTGATCAGTGTTCAACCGGACTGTGTCCGATTGCCAACTTTCAGCCGCAATACCGGCCAAAAATGCGGTTGCCGACGCCTGCCGACATTCCGTGTAACGAGTCAATCAGCACGCCGACGCGCAATCTGTACGAAGTTCAACTCAACATTGCGATATCTGGATATTGCCGAATCAAGAGCATTCGAGTTCACGCTTACGACGTTCAGGAATCTCCTGTTGGTGAATGCCGGACATACCAGGGATGCAAGGTTCTTGAAGGCTGCGACGTAAATCCTTTCACCTACACATCGGAATAGCATGCCAAACCTAACCCTCATCACGCTTACCGCTCCAAACCTTCCGTTGACGTATTGCCCGTCCAACTACCAGCAGTTGGCCAACGACATCATCAGCGGCACTCAGGCAACGTTCAACAGCGCGATTGGAAACTCGTTCTTTAACTTTGGCCCTACGACTCCTGCGTTGAACAATCAGGTTTATCCGTGGCTCGATGAGAATGGAAATTGGTGGGTGTTCAATGGTGGGTATTGGACGCGCCAAAATCCGGTTTCGGCTGGAAGTTCTGAACGTCGTATTTTTGTTGGAACAAGCACTGATGTGCTGTCGTACGATGGCGGCGATGGAACTGTCTACTCTGGCAATCCTTACGCCGGTTCGATGTGGCAAGTTGACAATGCGTTTGACGCTCGATTCCCGGTCGGTGTTGGATCTTTTTCCGCAAGCGGTGCGGTTGCCGTTCAAGGTACGACTACGTCCACCTCTGTCGCTGGCGAGGATAAACACACGCTTGTTGCATCCGAGATGCCGTTGCATACGCATCAAATTCTCAATCAGTACATAAATCTCGCGCAACGTGGATCGGCTGATACGAGTTTGTTTAGCGCAACAAATACTGGAGAGGGAACGGCCAATTTGTTGCCGACTACCTCGTCCGGTGGCGATTCGGCGCACAACAATCTGCCGCCGTTTTACGGTGTTTACTTTATTAAGCGAACTGGCCGAGTCTATTACACCAAATGAAGCTAATCGTTCAGGACATTCGCTCCACAATCGCCCGTGTCATCGGAGTATGTGTCGATGATGCGCGCGTTTATGATTACATCAATCAAGCGTGTCGAAGGCTTCTACACAAAGGGTTGTGGGCTGGAGCGTACGGACGCTTCACGATTCACACCGTAGGTGGCTGCATCACTTGGCCGCGACAGATCGAAACCATCGAGGCCGTAGCTGACTGCTGCGGAGTCGGAACGGTTCGCAATCAATGGTTCGAGTTTCAGGAAACCGGATATGGACTTCTCAATGGCAACCAAGTGTGCGTTGGGAAGCAGCTTATTGATCGTGGCACTGTGGTTTCTTACCGCGACATGTCTGGCGGTACTAACAGCTATCTTCGAGTCTACCCTGGCGACGCTTCGGATGTCGGCAAAACCATCACCTTGCAGGGCGTCGATCAGAACGGTCAGTGGATTCGAACGCAATCTAGTGGCGCGTGGATTGACGGAGAAAAGCTGACGCTCGCTTTGCCGTACGTTCAGTCTTCCAAGAAATTTACAGAACTGACCGGCGTTATTCGAGAGGCGACGAACACGGTGAGCCGTTTGTACGAGTACGACGCGACGACCGCGCTGGAGACGGATCTGGCAGTTTACGACCCTGATGAAACTTTGCCGCAGTATCGTCGCAGCTACCTCGCTGACCGTTGCAAAAATGATGAGGACAAGCCGGTAACTGTGATGGCGAAGATGCGTCACATCAACGCGACGAGCGTCAACGACTACCTTATTCCTCCGTGCGCTGATGCCATCAAGCTGATGGTCATGGCGATTCGAAAGGAAGAGAACGATTTGATTCAGGAAGCAGTGGCCTACGAAGCCAAAGCTGTTCAAGCTGTGCAGGAGCAGACGATGCAGTATTTGGGCGACGCCGTCGCAACGATACGCATGGTTGGTGTAGGATTAAACGGCGGTGGATTCTCGCAATGGTTCTGAACCTCAACATCGACTTTGCGCTGGCTGATGCGACTCCAAAAAAACTGGAGTTGCTTCAGGCTGTCTTTGACGCGCATGACATGGCGGCTCGGAACAATCAGAACGCTAGTTCCGGTGCTGCGGTGAACGCTTTCTTTGGAAGCGCCCAGCTTACTAATGGAATCGCTTCGGCAATCCTAACTTTGGGCGATGCTCATGGCCCGATTAGTCCTGCTCGATTCGTTTACGAACGATTCGATGAGCGAGCGTTGAAGTCGGCCATTGAAGCTGGCATGAAGATTCCCGGCTTCGGCAATTCGTTCTTTAAGGATCGGATCGATCCGGCTTGGAGCCGTGTTAGCGAGCTGATCAAGTCCGATTTTCCGAACGCGAACGCTCGAATTGAGCAGCTTCATGGGTGGATGAAGGAAGCTGGAAAGGATGTTCATCCGAATGCGGCTCTTTATACCGCAGTAATTTGCAGTGAGCTGGGTATGATTCCTGGTTCTGAGTCGGCCATCTTTATCCTCGCGCGTACTGCCGCGTGGACTTCTTTGTGCATAAAAAATGAAAGGTAAGCTCTTCCAAATTTGCGGTCTGCCTCGATTCGGATCGGCATTCATGTCGGTCTTTTTCTCGTTGGAAGCGGATTGTCTTGGCCTACATGAGCAGGGTGCGACTGATCCAAACTGGAAGCAGTCCATCGAAGAGTATCGGACTCGTTATAAGTACGTCGCCGACTGCTCGACCTATGGATATTTGCCAAAGGCAGTCGCACATGATTCGGTGAAGGTGTACGTCAAAAAGGACGCAGAAGCATCGGCCAAAGAATGCGCTGAGCGATTTGGCTACGAGGTTCATCTTCCTTCGGTTCAAGCGCTTCGTGAGTACGCGGATGCATGGGCATCTTTGCATGGCGTGATGACAATCGAGGAGAACGAGATTTTTAAGGTGGATACTTTGCGGCGGGTGTGGGTTCATTGCTTCCAGAACGAGCG